GCTCTCTATGCTCTATTAAATTATCTATCGCTCGTTTATATGTATCAATTGGAAGAACTCCAGAAGCATATTTTGTGTGATTTTTAAGAGGTATTTCACCTTTTTCACCAGCTAAATTAGCCGAAGCTTTAATTAAGTAATATGACCATGCTTCAGCGTATTCATCGACTGTTTCAAATGCCCCACTATCATACTTAAGACCGCGTTTTGCTAAGAAGTAAGCTAAGTTGATAATACCAATGCCAAGAGGTCTACGATTCATAGTTCCCTTTTCAGCCGCTAGGACTGGGTATGATTGGTAATCAAGTAACTCATCTAAAGCTCTAACGCTTAAGTCACAGTATTTTTCAAACTCACTAGGATCATTAATAAGACCCCAGTTAATTGCTGACAAAGTACACAAAGATATTTCACCCTCATCTGGATTAGATGACAGTGGACTTGTCGGCAAATCTATTTCGCAACATAAGTTGCTCATACGGATAGGAGCTTTTGATTCAACAAACGCACCATGCTCGTTAGCATGATCTACATTCATTACATAGATCCTACCAGTATCTTTTCTTTCAGTTAAAAGCTGTTGAAATACTTCTAAAGCTGGTAATGATTTCTTACGGATAGATCGAGTCTTTTCGTATTTTTCATATAACTCTTTAAATTTATCTTGATCAGCAAAGAATGCGTCGTATAGCCCTGGAACATCATTTGGATCAAAGAAGGTTATATTACCACCACTAAGTAATCTCTCATACATCAATTTGTTTAATTGAAATGCATAATCCATATGACGTACTCTATTTTCTTCAGTACCTTTATTGTTCTTTAGTACTATTAGATCTTCGAATTCGTAATGCCAAACAGGTAGATATACTGTGGCTGCTCCTCCACGAACACCGCCTTGGCTACAAGATTTAACTGCAGCTTGGAAGTATTTGAGGAATGGAATCAGGCCTGTATGGACAACAGATCCGTCTCCGACTTTAGAACCTTCAGCTCTAATAGAGCCAGCGCCAATACCGATACCAGCCTTCTTACTGATATACTTTACTATTGAGGTGGCAGTAGCATTAATAGAATCGAGACTATCACCAGATTCGATAAGAACACAACTCGAAAACTGACGGGTCGGCGTCCGTACACCAGCCATAATCGGCGTAGGAAGCGAAATGTAGAACTGAGATATTGCATCGTAATAATCCTTGACATATCGTAAACGAGTTTCTTGTGGGTATTTGCTAAATAGGGTTGCAGATATCATCATGTATAATATTTGCGGTGTTTCATAATGCTGCTTTGTTCTTCGGTCTTGAACTAAATACTTACCTCTAAACTGTTCCATGCCAGCATAAGTAAATGTATCATCCCTCTCATGTTTGATATAACGATCTAACTCTTCTAATTCTTCACGGGTATATGATGTCATTATAGCACCATCATAAACACCACGATCTACATTATCAATAACGATTTCAACTAATGGCTTTGGAAAGAATTGACCATACACTTCTTTACGAAGCTTGTATGAGATTAAACGTGCTGCCACTCCTTGGTAGTTTGGTGTATGTTCAGAAATCAGCTCAGCCGCACTCTTAATTAGCAACTCATGAATATCATAAGCAGGAATTTTATCGTACAATTGAATATTTGATTTAAGTTCGATTTCAGAAATAGATACCCCTGATATTCCATCGGTGGCCCATTCTAAAACCTTGTGTATTTTTTCAAGATCAAAGTCTTGAGGCGTTCCGTCTCGCTTGACAACGTGCATTTGCATATAATTGTTACCATCAGTCATAGTTAGTTATTGTTTTAATAATGTATCTATTATATCATAGATTTACAGAAAAGTAAACTCTTTTTTTATTTCTTTTTAGCGGCTTTTTCTAGTAGATCAAGTCTATCTAATAATGGTTGGTAACCATCAAATCCATCAAGGCCACAGGGGAAGTGAGCCTTTTGTTCTAACTCTTGAATTCTCTTAGCCATTAAAGGATACTGTTTGATAAACTTAGCATCCTTCTTGGCTAACTCAAGGTCATACTTTACTGCGACGTATTGCATAAAGGTATCTACTTTCTTTTGGAACCAAATACCTATTGTGGTACCTTGGAACCAAGCGTAGAAAGATGAACCAATAATAGATGATAGCACTGACTTTAATGTTAATATTAATAGCCAATGCATTTTACTTCTCTCCAATAGATAGCTTTTTAATAGCTTCTACATAGTTAGGCATTCCGTGGTCTACTACACCATCAAAGAACTTCCAACGTTTCCATGATTGACCGATACCTTTAAAGAAATCTCTCCATGATGGACCATCAGCTTTATTACCATCGCAATCAAAGTAAATCATTTCTCCATGATGCACAAATCCTAACCACGCTGGTGGCATTCTACATACTATATCATTGTTATTCATCATTCGATAATGATCACATTTGATATTCTTTATGAAGAGTGGTCCTCCGACTCTTGGCGAGCCAAAGGTGAAGAGTTCTTGAGGGCAATAACGTGTGGCACTAATAGTAGCCATAGCAGCACCCAGACTATGCCCAGTAAAATATACATCTTTGCTCGCCTTTAGTTGACTATTCTTATCTAAGATCTTTACGATTTCCATCCATACATCATCTACTTCTTGTTGGAAACCACCATGGACTTTACCACCGGCAACAGCACTATTCTTAATAACTTTAAGATCAGCTAATACGTCGTTTAATTTAGCAGGTTCTGTGCCTCTAAACGCAAACCAAAGGTTATGACTATCCTTTGCTACTAATACCTCAGCGCCGTCAACACTAATTAAATTAGCATTAGTAAACCCTAGCTTTTTACATGCTTCGCCGGCCGGTTTAGGATCCATATACGCAATGGCTGACAATTGAGCTGCTATATCTGCTCTTTGCCATACTGTCATTGTATCTTTCATTCTACTTGTCGCCATCGGTTTTCTCCACTTTAATTTCAACTGCTGCAGCATCTTCATCATTTATTGTTACATTCCTATAGTACACTATCACTTCGCCCAGCTGATTGATATATCTTTTAATTTCTTGAGTGTTGTAAGACATAAGCTCGTAATCTGCAATTGTCATTGCTACGAATACTACATCACCCCCGTTCATCTTCTTGATATCATCTACGAATCTATCAAAATATGTATATCCTTCTGGATATATATCTTCTCTACCTAGTTTACAATTAGACTTTTTAGTTTCAGGATCTTTAAGACATCCTTCGATGATTTTAGCATCTGAAACAACATACCACTTAGGTTCTTTTAACTTTATTGCTCTTGGTAGTACGGGTTGTATTATTTCAATTTGAACAGGTTTACTTATAATCTGAACTTCTCTAGGAGCTTGCTGAAGTAGACTACAACCACTAATCGTTGAGAGTGCTAATACGAACGCTATCGTTTTGAATCGCATTGAATACCTCCTTTGTTCCATTATTAATTTTCTTCTCCACTAATCCAGGTTTAGCGCTAGCTAGTTTGCCGAGATTATGTCTACGGAAAACATCTAAATATTCGGTCATTTGACCTTGATATATTTCGTTTTGGACTTGCTGCCCTTGTAAGGCTTTAGATGTTTTTTCGAAGTTTTCTGTGATTGCTGCGATAGCAGCCTTTTGCTCTTGGTCTCTTAGATCTTGTGCTAAGATAACTTTTGATTGTTCTTCTAGTTTGTTAATCATTGGTACTACTGTGAAGTTATAATAGATATACCCTCCAAGTGACATAGCAACGATAATACCTATTAATATTTTTGACATAATTTACTCTGCTTGTTTTTTAGCTTCTCTCTTTGCCTTTTTAGCCAACATCCTTTCAACGAATCTTCGGCCTGCCTTTGTCCTTCCGTCATACGTAGGAACTTTCTTTTTCTTTTTATCGTGGACTGCATCTGATGGCATAGACACTCCGCCTCCACCAACACTATTTGCTGCGTCTTCCCATACTTCTAGAAACTTTTTCATTTTTTTAGATCCATACTAGTTACTAGTATTTTTTGTTTAGTTAATACGTGTTCTACCTGATATACATTCAAACCAAATATATTACCATAAGCTTCAGTAAAATCTAATAACTTTACTTTAGTTTTAGCGAGTGCTATTGTATCTCCAGTATCTTTAGAAGCTATATCATTAACTAATGTATATGACCCTGGTGATAACTTACCATCTCTTTCAAACCATTGAGTACTTTCTGATAGATCTATTGTTTCTTCTAGATCGCTGAAAGCATCATTTAAAATCTTTCTAATATCTTCATCATTTAAATCAGTGTGTTCTTTAATTAGAAACAAAGCTGACGCATATGAAGCTAATTTTGATTTACCAAATGGTAACTTATTCAATAATCTTTTAACATTAAATACTAATCGATGAAAGATAGTATAAGCCGATTTTTGTTCAGCCGTAGTTCTTTCTGCTGATTTCTTAATAACCTTACCATCTTTATCTATGATTTCTAACTCAAATGCTGTAGTCTTTTCCCAAGGCGTGACTAATAGCTTTAGAAATCTAAAAGCGTAAAATAAATCACCAGTTCTTGAAATAATTCCCATTAAAGTTCTCTTAATCGTTGTATCACATTATTGTCTAAAGGTATTTCAACCTTATAGCTTTCTTCTAAATAATGTAAAAATACTAAAAATGTTTTTATGATAGGCCAATGATTTTCATCGACCTTATACCATATCATTCTGCCAGCAGCTTCGATACCAAATACATTATATAGTACTATAAGGTGGTTTAGTATCAAGCGTTCTTGTAGATCTCCTGCTTGCTCATACCTTTTAAGTAATCGCTTAAGGTATTTAAATCTACTTAAATCTTCTTTAAACTCTTCAACGGATGTACATTCCGGATTGTTGTAATGTTGAGCCGCGAAGAGTTCAAAGTTGCCGTGCGTAATTGTTTCAAATATTTTCATCATATATTATATATAACCCTTGAATGGGAATTAGTCAGCTTCGTTATCAGCTTCGTAACCAGCATCTACATAGTCAAAGAATTCTTTCTTCTTATCGCCTTTAAGTTCAGCCGGTGATTTAACACCAAACTTCTTAAGAGCTTTATCAAAGAATGCTTTGTACTTAGCTTCTTTATCTGAAGCTTCATTCATTTCATGAGCTTCTTCAAGAACAGAATCATCTACGTCAACGCTTTCATTAGCAAGTTGTAATGCAGCAGCTACTTCTTTATCTTTAGATAAACCTTTCTTCATCTTTTCGATTTTCTTAGTAGCACCTGTCATATTACCATCCATCTTCAAAGCGGTCTCTACTGCTTTTTTGATTTCAGCTTTAGAGAAACCTTCTTCAATAGCATCTTCTTTAACTACTGAACCGTCTTCTTTCTCGCCAGACTTCTTGATTTTATGCTTAGCTTTGAATTCTTTTTCACCCTTTGCTTTAGGCTCGGCTGCTTCTTTAGCAGGCTTCTCATGGGTATAACCATCATCAGCTAATGCTTCATGCTCTTTAGCATCTTTAGCAGTTTTAACATCATCGCCTTTATACATATCGTGTGGATATTTAACTTCTTCTTCCTTATGAACCTTAGGCTCTTCCACGTCTGGGGCTACTATAACTTTTGGTTTTTTACCTTCGAGTACATCGCTGACTGCTAATGCAACATCAATGGTAGCTTGATCTTTTAACTTCATTTCATTCTCCTATTGTATGAAAAACATTCCAGCGAACCCGGCAGCTCCCGCGGCCATTACTATCCAGAATAATTTATTTATAATGATTACGGTAGAGTTATTAACCTTTACCAAATCTTCTATCTTATCTACTCTATTTATAAGAGTTAGAATCTGTTCTCCTTGCTGTTTTGCAAAATCTGCAAGTGTTATTATTTTTTCTTCAGCACGAGCTAATGCGATGATCGCATCAGTCATACGGTCTATTTTTTCTTCGATTCTTGAGATCCGTTCAAGAGACTCAAGTCTTTGTTCACTAGCTGTCCTGTTTGGCATGCTTATAGATCCTACATTTTAGTGGAGTCGCCCCCTTAATTAACCTATGATATTCTTCTTTCTTAATGTCGAAGATCATACCTTTCTTTAATAGCCAAGGGAGACATTTATCTATTTGAAACTGCCAACCTTCACCATCAAGTATTTCTATTTCTCGATCTTCATTGTCTCTATGCCATACATACTCTGCATCGTCACGATTTTGATCAAACTGTCTTATATCTGCTTCTTCCCAATACGGCTTACCAAAAGTAATTTCCACCACCCTTTAACCCCAAGTCTGCAGCATATTTTGGTAATCTACACGACCAATAACCCGCTTTGGTTTTATCGGTTTTCGTATCACAATTATGCCTAGATGCAAAATTTCGAGCAGCATCTTTATCGTTAATTTTAGATGAAAGGCCTCCCTTAACATCACCGAACTCTATCTTCTTTACGTTACCCGTCTTAGGGTTATTAACATAAACAACATATTTCTTCTTACCACCAGAACGTTTTGGCTTATTAAGCTCTTGCTCTTCACTTATTTCAATCATTGGTTGATCTAAAGGAACTTGTTGTCCTTCATATAAACCAAATCTTTCCTCAATGTGTTCTAAGAATGAATGCATTACTTTACCGTCCTCACCATTTTGATAATCCGCGTTTTAGATTCCATGATTGTCTCTCCAATCTTGAACTTTTTTCTTGGCATCTGCAACATTTCTTGATGCTTCTACTGGATGCCTTGGAGTATATCCACTCTTATCAAATATAGTAGGTAATACTTTTTGACTACCGTCTTTATTCATTTTCATGGAGTCCATACCAGATAATCTAATCTCAAACTTATCATCTGAAGTTACATGCTTGAATACTTTCTTATTACCTACACCATATCCATCTGGAACCTTCTTCCATTTGATCTTAGCT